ATATGGATGAAATGGACTATAACGAAGGTATGGGTCATATGAACATGGATGAAATGTATATGGATGAAATGGACTATAACGAAGATATGGGTCATATGAACATGGATGAAATGTATATGGATGAAATGGACTATAACGAAGATATGGGCATGGATGAAGAAGTTTATGAAATCGACCAAGAATCACTTGAAAATGTTGTTGAAGCGTTTAAAGCGAAAGGTAAAATTGGAAAACTTAAAACCAATATTTATCCTTCAAAATTAAAACACGGTGTTACTGAAACAGACGAAGATGAAATTTCAGACGGATGGATGGATGAAGAGGAAGATGATGACGTTGAAGCAACTGAAGCCGCTAGAACTTATGGAAATGGTTCTAAAAAAGGTAGAGGTTTAAGAAAGGGAATCACTCCAAACAGAAATTTAACGTTTGAATCTCGTGAATTGGAATCTTTAAGAGAAAAAAATGAAGAGTATAGAAAAGCATTAGACTTTTTTAGAAATAAATTAAATGAAGTTGCAATTTTCAATTCTAATTTGGCTTACGCTACTAGATTGTTTACAGAACACTCAACAACAAAACAAGAAAAAATCAACATCTTAAGAAGATTTGACACTGTTGAATCTTTGAAAGAATCAAAATCACTTTACAGAACAATCAAAGAAGAAATTGGTGAATCACCAAACTCTATGATGAACGAATCTATTGCACAAAAAGTTGTTAAAACTCCAAGTAATGGTTCATCATCAAACTTGATTGAATCTAAAGCTTACGAAAATCCTCAATTTATGAGAATGAAGGATTTAATGAACAAAATAAAATAAAAAATAAAAATAAACTCTAAAAAAAATTAAAAAAATGGGAGCATTATTAGAATCAGGTCTTGTTGGTAACATCGGGTTAAAACACCTTAAAGTTATCAAAGAAGATACAATTAACAAATGGGATAGATTAGGATTCCTAGACGGTCTTAAAGGACACATCAAAGAGAACATGGCACAGTTATATGAAAACCAAGCGTCTCACCTAATTAACGAAGCTGCGTCTTCAGATAGTTCAGGTTCTTTCGAAACTGTAGTTTTCCCTATCGTTAGACGTGTATTCTCTAAATTATTGGCTAATGATTTAGTATCGGTACAAGCAATGAACTTACCTATCGGTAAATTGTTCTACTTTATCCCTAAAATCCAAGGATATTCTGGTGGTGTTATTACAAACACTGTAGGAGTTGTTTCAGGTGACCATTATGCGCCTATTGGTTCGCCAAGTAACCCGTCCACTAACACACAAGCTGGATACTCAACAGGAACTGGTGACTACAATTCAACGTACCAAAAAAATCTTTATGATTTATTTTATGAAGGAGCAGAACCAGGATTAAATCCAGCAGGTTTGTTTGATTACTCAAAAGGTCAATTTGTGACTGTTACTGGTAGTACACCTACAGTTGCTTGGTCTGGCGGAGCATTAGTTGCTTCAGCTTACACTACAAACACTAACTTAGAATACAGAAAAATCTTAGTTGCTTTATCTGGATTTACAAATGCTGGTCTTGGAAAACTTATTGGTCCTGATGGTCAAGAAATTGATACAGAATCTTTTTTATCTAATCTTGTACTTTATACTGCCGACTCTACAGCGGCTTCAAACCTTGGTACATCTACTTTCACACCACTACTTTATAGAGTTGTTACTCAAAAGTACGGTCAAGGAATTGTAGGACCTACTTCAACTTTAACACAAGCACCTTTCGGAAGTGGTTTTGCAAGTAACTCAGCAGGTAATGGTGGTTACTATGACAACGTTTGTTCTCAAACAGGATTTATCTACTTAGAAATCGACGCACAAGTACCTGTATGTGTTTCTTGTTCTAACGCAGCTACAATCGACGGATATTCAGGAGCAACTTTAACTGCATCTTCTTGGTCAGGAACTCAAGGTAACACAATTATTAAAGCGGCTTGGAGACGTTACAAAGAATTAGAATTTGAAGACCAAATTGGTGAGGTTTCTTTTGACCTTGAGTCAGTTACTGTATCAGTTACAGAAAGAAAACTAAGAGCACAATGGTCTCCTGAATTAGCACAAGACGTTTCTGCATTCCATAACATTGATGCTGAGGCTGAATTAACAGCTTTATTATCTGAGCAAGTGGCAGCAGAGATTGACCGTGAAATTCTTCGTGACTTACGTAAAGGAGCGGCTTGGAACTTACGTTGGGATTACAACGGATGGAGAAGATTGTCTAACACAACTTCTTACACTCAAAAAGACTGGAACCAAACTTTGATTACAGCAATCAACCAATTGTCTGCACAAATCCACAAATCTACTTTGAGAGGTGGAGCGAACTGGATTGTTGTTTCTTCTGAGGTTTCTGCAATCTTTGATGACTTAGAATACTTCCACGTATCTAACGCATCTCCTGAGCAAGACCAATACAACATGGGTATTGAAAGAGTTGGTACATTAGCAGGTCGTTACCAAGTATACCGTGACCCTTACTTCCCAGCAAACCAAGTATTGTTAGGACACAAAGGAACGTCATTGTTAGATACAGGTTACGTTTACGCACCATATGTACCTCTACAATTAACACCTACAATGTACAACCCATTCAACTTTACACCTATCAAAGGTATTATGACAAGATACGCTAAGAAAATGGTTAATAACCGTTTCTACGGACGTATCACAGTTGATGGAGTTCGTTCATTTGACTTAAACGAATTGAGATAATCAATTTAAAGGTTAATATAAGAAAAAGGTCAGATTTATCTGACCTTTTTTTATTAAACAAATATTTATTAATATGATTAAAAAAATTGTAAAGAAAATATTATTAGAGGCCAGTACAAGTAGATATGGAGGTTATTATAATGGCCCTCTCACAATGGGTGAAATGGATTGGGATGATGATGAACTTGGCCCATTTACTAAAAAAGTATCAAAATATTACAATGCTGATTTAGAATATGATAGTTACGACGGTTCTATGGAATCAAGTAAAAATAAAATTAAAAGATTAGAACAAAAATCAAAAAAAATAAATAAATATAATAAAACACATACACGTCCTAGTGATGAAGAAGGCGGTCCAATCAATCCTACACCAGGTAGAAACAAAAAAATAGTACCCATAAAAGAATGGGTAGAATTAGATAAAATTACACTTAATGAAGATTTGGCCGTATGGTTTGGTAAAAAGAAAAAACCAAAAGGTTCATCCCAACCAAAAGGTCCATGGGTTAATATTTGTAGAAAAGTCGACGGTAAACATCCTCCTTGTGGTAGACCTGATACAAATAAAGGGGCATACCCAAAATGTAGAGCAGCTGGAGTTGCGGGTAAAATGAGTGATTCAGAAAAAAGAGCGGCTTGTCAACAAAAAAGAAAGGCGGAGTCCAAAGACACACAAACAGGTAAAGGTCAAAAACCTATTATGACTTCATACAAACCAAAAAAGAAAAGGACCCAAAATGAGTCCTTAGATATTATTATTAATCGTATATTGAATAATATTTAACAATAAGGTGGTGAACACCTTTTTTTACCGTCTAACCCTTTTACTTTACCTTTACATACTTGTATTGCGTGGCCATTTGCGTAAGCTGAGGGGTACACGTCATACTTTGCCTTTGCAGATGCCTTACCACGAGCACATAATTTAGTTCCGGTTTTTTTTCTACCTTCTGACATCATTATATCTTCGTTGTCAAAATTCATAGACATGTTCATATTGTCTTTTTTAGTTTCATTCATTAAAAAGTCAAATACTTGGTCCATGTTATTTTTTGCTTCGGCAATATGGTCTTGAGCCCAATCGTGACCATTTTCTAAAATGTTTTCTATCATAGAATGGTCCATCTCTAACAACATATCACATTGTCTTCTCATTTGTTGTAAATTAGAAAAGAACATATATCTTGAAGAATTTTCTTCTTGTGTCTCTCTGATTACTTTTTTAATAATATAATCTAAATTTTTCATTTTTTTAAGAATTTAATCCGTTAAATCCGCCAATAGTCACCATATTCAACTGAACAACAGTTCCTCCCGTAAAATCACTATAATTAGGGTGTGGTGGTTTCACAACAACAACAGAACTTCCTGTTCCTCCTGTTGTACATATATATTCACATATTGTGACTTCGGTATTTGCGCTTGTAGTTGCCATTTTATTTTATAAATATACGTTTATTTTTTATTTACAATTTGAAACTGTAATTCTCTTTTATAAGTATCAACATTTCTATCACTTACAACTTTAATATCAACAAAATATTCATTTGGTATTTTATCTGTGGTGTCAAAAATAAAATAAAACCCATCAGGAACTTCATTGACTCTTGTCCAATCTTGTACTTGAACCTCAGTACTTGCACCTTCTCTTACATAAATTCTATAATATGCCTCTACTGTTGTTAGTGGTGTGTTTGTTGAATACGCTTGTTTTATAATTACGTTGACTTTTCTTATGTCAGTATTTAAGACTTTTTCGTTTTGTCTAATCCCATTAAATTCAAAACCATAAATTTTTGGTTGTTGAGTAACTGAACCTATTTGGAAGTTTCCATTTTTAGCTAATAATGCAAATTCTAAAGTCACATTAGAAATTGAGGTAGAACTTACCGACAATCCTTTCCAAACATCGTAATATAAACAAGGTATTGTCGATGCTGTTAAATTGTTTATTGAGCACTTGTATACTCCTTTAGTTACTTGACAAGTGGATAATCCCGTAAATCCCGGTACGGCAACACCATTTAAATCAAATA